TTTTGTTGGAACGGCACCAGCGCGGTCTCGCTCTCGACGGTGGCGTTCATGGTGTCGACGTCCAGCACGCGCTCGTTGAGCGACGTGTCCACCGCCATCTGCGCGGACTTGATTTTGTCGTTTTCGTAGGTCGACTGCTGATAACTGAGCGTATTCCTCATGTCGTCGGCTCCTTCTGCACGCTGATCGCCTTGAACGTCACCACCAGACCGCCCCAGCGCCGCTGCCCGGCGAGTCGCCCGCGGTAGGTATCGGAGCCTCTCTCGATCATCGCCTGATAGGTGAGCGTCCCCTGCCCGTTCGGGACGGTGATGCTGTGGGAGTTCACCGGGTCGCTGAGCGCCTCGAAAAAGGCGTCGTAGTCGCTATGATAGCGTGGGTCAGGCTCCACGCCCATCTCGTAGGTGTACTTCGTGCCGATCAGGTCGCGCTCGTGCCGGCCGGAGAGCATATCACCAGACACGGGGCCCTCGACGAGCTCGAACGCCCGCACGAGGGTGTTATAGACGACGCGCACGCGGTAGGTCACGCCGTCCATGAGGATTGCCATCAATTCCATCCGTGCGCCTCCTTTACAGCACCGCGCCGCGCCGCGCGTAGTAGGCGTCGAGCTTCGGAGCGAGCACACGCACAAGTTGGTCGTCGCTCGCGGCGAAGGTCGCGTTGATGACGACGCTGCCCCCCGCGCCGCCGTTTGCGGCGAGCGCGTCCGCCACCGCGCCGCGCACCAACGATTCCGGCGCGATGATCTCGCGCTCGGTGCGGTTGTCGCCCACGACCGCGAGCATGGGATTGTTTGGCGCGACCACGCCGCCGTCCGCGTAGGCGGGGAGCGCCGTGCGCGAGCCGCGTCCGGACGAGCGGTTCATGCCCGCCGTCAGCTTGGCGTTGTCGGGGGCTTTGAGGTTGGAGATCGCCTCGATGAGCGCCGTGAACGCCATTGCAAGCCCGGCGAGCGATTTGGCGAGCGTGACCACCACGGGGACTGCGGCGCGGATCGCGCTCGCCGCCGCCTTGCCGAAGGCGGGCCAGTCCACCGTGGTCGCCACGTCAAGCAGCTGCTGCGTGAGGTCGATCAGCTCCGGCGCCAGCTCGATGGCAACGCGGTTTTTGATCATCTCCATGACCTTGTCCAGACGCTGAAAGCCGTCGTCCACCTGTCCGAGCGCGTTCAGCTCCTCGTCGCTGAGGACGTAGCCCAGACGGTGCGCCTCCTCCTGCAGCTCCTTGAAGCTGCCGTTAGCGACAGCGGACATCAGCGAATTGAGATCCATCGCGCTGCGCCCGAAAAGCGTCATCGCGAGGGCGTCGCGCTCGCTGCCGTCCTTCATCTGCGCCATCTTCCCGATGATCTCCTCGAACACGTCGGATGCGTCGCGCAGCGTGCCATCCGCATTGTAGATGTTGGTGGAGAGGTAGGTGAACGCCTGTGAGGCAGCTTCGTTGCCCTCGCGGGCCTTCTGCATGGTCTGGGTCAGCTTGGTAATGCTGCCGGTGATGGTGTTCATGTCGGTGTCGATCAGCTCCGACATGTACTGGTATTCCTGCAGTTTGTCTGTCGCGATGCCGAAGTTGGTGGACAGCGTCAGGATGTTGTCGGCGTACTCCGCAGCGCCCTTGACGGCTGCCGCCGTCCATTCCACCATCTCCTTGATGGCGGCGACGGCGAGGCCCACCACGCCCGCCATCGTGAGGTCTTTCATCGAAAGCCCCAACTTGCCAAGCACTTCATTGAGCTGCCCGCCGGTGGCGTCCACGTCGGAAAGCTCCGTGTGCAGCTCGCCCGCGCCGGTCTCAAAGTCCTTGGCGGCCTTGGTCGCCTCGTCCATGTCGTGCTTGATCTGCACCAGTTCCCGCTGCAAGGCGTCGTACTGCTCGACGGAGATCGGCCGCCCCAGCTCCTCAAAGGTCTGGGCGCTCTGGCGGCGCAAGTCCTCTGACTTCTGCCGCGTGGCGTCGATCTGCCGCTGCAAATCGACCATTTCGGCGCTGTCGGGGGCGAACTTCAGCCCCTCCATGCGCTTCTGCTCCTGGAGCAGCTTGCCGAGGGCGTTCTCCGTGCGCGTGATCTCCGCCGAGAACTGCTTTTGCGCCTCCGCCCACTTCTCCGCCTGCACGTTGGACGCGGTGGCGTCATTCAGCGTCTTTTTGAGCGTGTCGTACCGCTTGCCGGTCTCCTCGACCGCCTTGGATAGGAGCCGCTGTTTCTGGTCGAGCAGCTCCACGTTCCCGGGGTCGAGCTTTAAGAGCCGCTCGACCTCTTTCAGGTTTTTCTGGGTGGTATTGAGATCCTTGTCCACGGACGCGAGCGCCTTGTCAAGCTTGGTCACGTCGCCGTTGATCTCGATGGTAATGCCCTTAATGTTCTTGTTTGCGATGGTCGGTCACCTCCCGAACCAGTTGTCAATGTCCTCCTGCGTCGCGACGCGCGCGTACTCGCCCTCGGTGTCGTTGATCTTCTCGGTCATCATGTCGAACACCATGCCGACAGTCAGCAGGTCGAGGTCTTGGATAGATATGCCGAGCTGCGCTGCCCGGAGGAGGAACAGCGCAGTCGTCATATCCCGCGTGGTCGCGGCTATTTTTTTGCCGGCGTCTCCAGCTGCGCGAGGTTTTGCAGCCACAGCAGCTCGATTTGGGGGAACACGCTCATGATCGGCAGCGCCGGCAGCGTGTCCAGCCATGCCTCCGCGCTCTCCGGCGTGGTGTCGGGGTGGGCGGCGTAGGCCATGCAGTAGGCGAGATTTTCAAACGTCGTCAGGGTGTCCAATTCGAGCTGTGCGTCTCTCGCCTCGAATTTCGCGCCTACAGCGCCCGCAATCGTCTTCATGTCTCTGAATATATCCCGCCCGCATTGGAGCCGGTACAGCCGCGGCAGGGCGGCAGAAACGGCGAAATCTACCTTGACGCCGTTTACGTCGATCGTCCGCTTCATGCCGTATAGGTGAGCGCGACCGTGTAGGTGTTGCTCACGCCGTTCAGCGTGACGGTCACGACGACGGAGTTCACGCCCTCATTGAACGTGGCGGTGCCGCCGTTGGTGAGGCTGTCGCCGTTGACGGAAATCATGATGCCCGCGTCCGCACCGTCGGGGCCGGTGGCAGTGATCGCACCGGTGGCAGTGCTCGTCGCGGCCGTGTAGGACGTGGTGGCGCCGTCAAACTCCGGCGACAGCGTCGCGCCGGCGATGGTCAGCGCCGTGAGCTGCGGCAGCGCGCTCGCGCCGGGGACGGGTACGGTGTTGTACCAGTTGTCGTAGACGTTCTGGTCGGTCGTGTCCGTCGAGAACGCCCGCACAATGCCGTCCGGGCGCGGGGAAGCCGTGAGCTGCATGGAGGGCGTGTTAGGGTTTTTATTGGGACTATGCGTCTCCGAGTTAATGCCGGGCCGGGACACTGTTACGTTGTAAAGACAAACGCGCCTCGCTTGAACATCACCATCGATTTCAAACAGCAATGCGATAGGCCGGGGCTGAGAATTGACATTCTCAACAAGCAGGCCATTGGGACTCAAGGTGTCGCCGAAAACATCCTGGCGGAACTCATCGGGGACTTTAGCAGTTTCCCACGGACCGGCATAGCCCGAATTGGCAGGGCCAGCCCACCATTCCATATTGTCGGCGTAATAACGGGTGGTTTCGCCTTCGGGATCAAGCCCAATCCGAACGCTGCCACGGTAGGGCTTCGGCGTCTGATAAGTGACCGTCCCATCCTGCGCCACGTCAAAAAGCGCATAGTGGGCGTTTTTAAGGCCAAACGTTACCCTGTTAAGATCCATTTTCATTTCCTCCATTCGTAATGACGGCTTCGCACTCCCACGTCACCATGTGGAGCTTCTCGCCGCCCAAGTAGGTTTCCTCTTTGTACCACGGCAGCTCGTTTGCGGTGAGCGCCGCCTCGATCCGCGCCTCCAGCGCGAAATCCTTTTGCTCGGTGTATAGCTCGATGTGTACCTCGCTGATCGCCTGATAATTGCGGTTGTCGGCGTAGAGGTCGTCGCTGTTCGGGAAAAAGAAGCAAATGAACGGCGGCGCGGGCATGGGGTTTTGCGGCGTAGGGGAGAAGTGGTCGTAGGCGTAGGGCAGCCCGAAGCCCGCCACCATTGCCGCGATCTGCTGGGTCGTCATATCCCGCGCTGCACCTCCTTCGTAAACTCCGCGATCACCTGCTCCTCAATGGGCTTGATGTGGGCGCGGCCGGGCGTGCGCCCGCCGTTGCGGTTGGCGTGGCCGTGCTCGAGCAGGTGCGGCAGCCCCGGAAGATCGGCGTTGTAGATCGTCCCTTGCGCCGTGCGCTTGCCGGTGTCGAGCTTGGACTTCCAGCCCTTGGCATAGCGCCCCGTGCCGTTGGGGAACTTCTGGCG